GAAGAACAAGAGATGGATCGTCATGACGGTACGTCATTTCAAGAAAGCAGTTCTAAGGCTCAATACCAAGAACGCAGAAACAATACGCGACTATTACCTGAATCTAGAAGAGATATGCTTCGAGTACGCGGAGTACCAAGCCCAATGGCTTCGCGACAAAGCAGATAAGGAGCGACAGATCGCAGTGCAACGGCAGCAAATGGCCGACGAAGAACTGAACCGAAAGATAGCTCAACTGGCCATCAAGGATAAGAGTGAAGAAGAGCTACAGGCAAAGCTTGAGTTGGCGGAGCAAGCAAAGGAGGAAGAGCAACAGAGGGCAGAGTTGGCGGAGCAAGCTAGGGAAGAAGAGCAACAGAGGGCAGAGTTGGCGGAGCAAGCTAGGGAAGAAGAGCGGCAGAGAGCTGAGAAGGCTGAGCGGAAGGCGCTCAACGTCAAGAAGTTCATGAACCGTATATCCATTAAGGAGTCGAAGGAAGAATGGATCTATATAGGCACCACCAATCTCTACGCGCAGGAAAGGCTGTTCAAGATAGGCAGCACAACGCGCCTTACGAACCGAATCCCGCAGTACAACACGGGTCGGGTTCCTACCGACCTTTTCTACTACGTGTGGGCCAAAAAGTGCTACAACGCGAAGGATCTCGATTACCACATCCAAAAGCTGCTAGCCGACTTCAAGTACCGAGATCCTAAGAAAGGGCTTGAAGAACAATCGAAGGACAACAGATCTGAGATGTACCATGGTATCAAGTTTGCGGACCTGAAGGCCATCCTGACGTTCATTATCAACAATTACGATAAGTCAATTGAGCACATTGTAGACTTCATCAAGAACAGATTGGACCAAAGCCTGGAAGAGGAAGACGAGATCCCGGTGCGCATGGACGTGAAGGTAACGTGCAGGATAGGAGATTGTGAAGAGGTAGTGGACGCGAGTAACGAGGAAGAGCTGAAGAAGATCTTTAAGGACATTGTGCGCTGCCTAAAGGAGCAGCAGGCGTGCGAAGAGGGATTGTTGGTAGTGGAAAGAAGGGAGTTGATAGGTAAGCTGAGTCCGTTGGCTCAAGAGTCGAAGATTAATGTATGGAACAAAGTGAAGAAGTGGGTGAACTGGAAAGGATCGAAGACCGAATTGGAGTTTGTTAGCTCGGACGAGGACACGGCTGATGAACCGGGCCCGTCGAGAGGAAGGTCAAAGTCGAGTCCGTTCAAGTACAAGATCCAGTACTGAATAAAGCCGAAGGCGGTATAAACAGCGATGAATCCGATGTGGCGATACAAATATTAGACTGAGTAGATTTATGACTACATGTCATAAATTGCATTTGATATCTTCAAGTCATTATCCACCATTCAATCGTTCTTTGATAAATGATTCAATGTTCTCATTCTTGACCGTGTATGGAACGATTATAAGATTCACCCCGTTTTCCTTGCACAGTCTTTGTTTCATCTCATCACGATAACGTAAATTGTAATATGCATCTTTATTGGGATGAAAATATGGAATAAATTTGTAATGTTGTTCTCCGTTGTATTCAATTGCAAGGTTGAGAACTTCATTGTAACAGTCAAGTTCTAAATTTTGTCCGCTTATGTTATTTTGTAAAAAGGGAGGTCGTGCTTTTTTGAAAGTTTTCCCGGTGATGTTCTCAATAACACGTCTACATTCAGTTTCTCCTTTGCTACTGCGCGGTGTCGAGCCAAGAGCGCTACGCCCAAGCTGTGACTCTGGGGGGCGGAAGTACTTGTCTTCGTATTTTTTCCCCATTAGATTCCAAATAGTATCTGTATGATCGATATAGCTGCCTTTAGAACCAGATATTAAATTTGAAATGAATATAGTGATGAGGATAGTGATTGATAACCAAAATAAAATATTAAATACATATTTTTCAAATTCTTCTTTTAACCACATTTTTTTTCTTCAATACTTTATTATTCGTCCGTCTTTTTCTCTTGAACATATAAAATGACTAGTAATAATGACTATATGAATTTTTTATCTACTCGCCAACCAATAATTTTGAAAGGAGCATCATCGTTCATGTTATCTTATAACGAATCAAAATCGTCAGAGTCTGTGAAGACTATAGCGCCTCTTAATACGGATATCTCGAATATTGTAAATATCATTCCTAAGTATACATTCAATGATATCCCTCGTTACTCGTTTTTCACGACGGATAGCGGTACCCTTCCTGAATTTTTCAGTTGGTCTATACCAACTCAATTAGATACTATTGAGACAATAAAAAAGAAATCAAATATACATCCAGTTTTTAATCAATTTGGATGTGGATCTTGTTGGGCCGTCGTAATCGCGACAACTTTAAGCGATTGTTTAGTCGTATCAGGAGCAGTTGACTGGTGTCCTTTAATATCACCAACTTATATAATGATGGTGTTACCCTTCGATAAAAGTGTCCAAAGACAATGTTTAGGTGGCAAAATTCCAATGGCGCTCAAATATTTGTCTGATAATCAAATAGACTTACCCGATAGTTCCTGCATCGATTATGCGTGGTGTGACAAAGTATGGTGCGCCAACCCAAATTTTGACGATAGTAGTAAGGTGTTTAAAATGCACGATTATTATAACACAATGCTCAATAAAATAATCCCTCCTGTATATGGATGTTACTATGATACACCTAAATGGTCATTCAGACTAGATAACTTTGTCAAACACTTAGCATTAGAAGACTATCCGACAATAGAAGACGCGAGAAATGTGATCAAAAACCATATACTCAATTACGGACCAGTCATAGGGTCTTTTGTGATATTGAAGCAGTTTGTTGATGGTAGTTTCACAACAATAAATGATGGTGTTTATTTTGATCGTGCTGATTATGAAAATTATGCCAAGACTGGTAAACTGATGTTTGGTCCAATTCAGAGTGAGAATATAGTTCTTGAGGAAAAGTTATTAGGGTCGCATTGCGTAAGTATAATGGGATGGGGTGTTGCTAAAAGTATTCAATACGACAATGATAAAATTGGAGATGTGCCTTATTGGATTGTTCGCAATTCATGGGGAAAAGATTGGGGAGAAAATGGTTATTTTAAAATGGCCATGTATCCATTTAATCAAATTTCACAATTTGAGCGTCCAACATACATTAAGTTTAAAAACAACGCGTCTCCTATAGGTCCTCTTGGTAGTATTATGTTAATAAAAGCCACTTCTAAGCCTAATATTAAGAGCTTTGGTCCTGTAGGGTCAATGACAAATATTTACCGGCCATGTCCAAATCAATACTATTTATTAAATCCAGAACAAATAAAAAATATTCATCGGAACATAGCTTACGCTGACGCGTATTCTAACAATCAAGAAATCCCACAGTTTCCTATCACATCCAATTGCAAATTTGCTCCGAATCCAAAAATATCGGATTCGATATACCTTCCTTTTGTTCCCAAGATCTAAATTTCATGACGAACTCGTCATGAAATAGTAATTCTAATTCTACTTTCGTTCACGCTTCACGGTGTAATTCGATCTCCAATTAACAAGTTCCTGAACGATCAGTTCACATCTATCCTGTAACTCTATGTATCGCTCTTTAAGCGAGTTTTTATGAATATTTGTAATATTTAGTTTAGCTTCTAATTGATTTACTTTGTCTGTTAATGCTTTGTTGCTCGTTTTCAACTGTGAAAGTTGTAATCGAATCTGGTCATTTTCGATTTTAGTTTGATTTAGCAATTGAAGAGCTTTCATCGTTTATTTAATTTATTCATTATAGATGCAACTTTTTCAATTTTTATTCAATATTGAATTTTTTTAGTATTTTATTAAATTCCGTGTCCGATATTTTTCCATTTAGCTCAATCATCTTTCGAAGTTCTTTAATTTTTTCTTTTCGTGTAGCATCACAATTGTTTAAATTCACTTTACCAGCGATTATACTTTTTTCTATCTCCGCCAGATTTGCTTGACAACCATTTAGACTAGGCGCTAAACGTAAAGGAGAGATATTAAGAGGTGGAGGGTTTTCAATTCCTGTTGTAAGATTTTTGACATCTTCTAAACACTTTAAATATTTAGTTTCTACGTCCCCAAGTATCGCAAACTTTTTATTCACTTCTTTGCACTTTTGATTTTGCCAGAACATGAAAAGTACCAAGGTTGTTGAAATAATTAAAACTACGAACATTACATAAATCATATTTTTATTTATGGATAGATAAAATGAACTGTCAAATATGTTGTAGAGATTACACTGAAAAACTACGACAGAAAATTTCATGTCCTCAGTGCAAAGAACAGGCCTGTTCTAAATGTATAGTGGAATATATAAAGAAGTCAATCGATAATCCACTATGCATGTTCTGTTTCAAAACATTACCATTATTATTTATAAAAGAGTACATTTCCAACCACAAATATAAACAGCTAGCCAAACATGAAATAGAGGTGATGTTTCAAAATGATATATCTTTGTTACCAGCGACTAAACAACTTATAAACGAGCAGCTGAAACAAACGGAAATTTTGATATTGCATCACTTTATGACAATTAACAACGTTCCCGATGAATTAGCTCAACAATTTCTTCGAGAAACTGGGTACATAGAAACTCATCAGAATTCAATTATTAAGAGATGTCCTAGCTGTACCTCTCTTATTCACAATCTTTGGACTGAAGAGTTAAGATGTGAAACGTGTAAAATTGAAATATGCGATAAATGTTTAAATGTCAAATATCCTGAACACACGTGCGATTCTACTTCTATCAAATTAATATCGGAAACGTGCAAAGCTTGCCCTAAATGTAACATTCTGATTGAAAAAGAGAGTGGAGGATGCGATCAAATGTTTTGCACTCAATGCAGTACAACTTTTTCTTGGTTGACTGGCAAAGAAGCTCATCGTAACGAAACTAAACATAATCCTCATTTTTTTGAATGGCAACGTAAAAACGGACATGGTCAAAGAAATCCTAATGACAATCCGTGCGAGGGATATTTTTTGTTAAAATGCGAAGAAAAAGGGTACAACATGGTAATCATTCATGACGTGTTGAAGTACTCGATAGAAACAATTGACAATATTTGGGAGCAAGACGAAACAATAAAAGAATATTATAGAATTGAATATCTGACCAAAAAAATAAATTTTAAAAAATGGAAAAATAAATTTAGAAAACATATCATCACACAGCGACGAAACTATTATGTTAAGCAAATCATACAAATATGCATCGAGACACTTTATTATATTATACTCTCGCAAAAGTCATTAAAAACGGATTATATAAATATACTTTTTACTATGATAACAGAAGCTTTGCAAATAATACAAAAAAATCATGGAAGAAATATTAATTACTTTATTACACTTAATTATGTTTTCGTACCTTATGCATTTGCAGAACGAAGATATATGTAGAATCTCATTCATATCTAGTCAGATATGAATCTAGGCTCAACTATTATGAGTTTGGGCCCAACAGTTTATAAACTTTTTAAACGATGCATTCATTTTTTTTGGAATATGTGCATAACAACCTCGATTATGCATCATGTCTTTGAGACAGTTGATGTCAATCCATCCAATTCCAGTGCAGTCATTCGATGGATTATTCATAATGTGGTTTAAACTAATGTAAACAGATGATAATTGTTTAAAAAAAAACGTAGTGTTGCTGTAAACGAACATTGAATCACCCTCAAAATTTAACGACAGCGATGTTTCTTCCAATACTTCTCGCGATGCACATTCCAGTTCTGTTTCCATGTGCTCCATTGTGCCTTTTGGAAACCCCCATAAGTTGCCTCTAGATTGAACTATTAGTAGTTTGTTATTGAAAGTTAAAATAGCCCCAGCTTTTTTTTTATTTTCATAATTATAGTTAGGATCAGTGATGTTGTGATAATCCCACGAAATAAATATACATTGACACTTTTTGATCTTCATTTATTTGATACTTCATTCATCAAATGTCATTTTCAATTTTTATCTCAGCACACGAATGTGATGAGATGAAGTGCTGCTGGTCGAAACCAGGATGATGCCTTAGCAAAAGATGAGAATGAGATAATTATATGAGTCCTGGAAGCTCGGGTGATGCAGTCACTACATTCACCTTCATCGCTTTATATTTTGACTCTTTTAATAAAATCTATTATTCTTTCTTTTGGATGAAGACGACAACATTTATGTTTTTCATTTACGTTTTTGTAACGACGAACTTTTCTTTCTTCGTTATTGGTCATTACAATCTCTACGGTCACTTTGATTGACCTGCATTTTTCGAGAAGTTTGCAAGTTTCCACGTTTTGACTTATTTCTTCTTTGCGATGAGCATAACGGCAACCTTCTCCAAATTTGCAATCTCCTATCTTAACAATTTGATCGTTTACGATATCAAACATGTTCTTACAAAGCCAAACTTTATAGTTACAACTTTTCATTTCTTTGTCGTTAGTACCAAGTGTTTTTGGCGCAACTTCATTATTAGATGAAGAAGAATATCCACTCGATGTAGAAATTTCCAAGTTTGTGTGAATAAATGTACATCGTTTATTAGCACATTTTGATCCATACTTACACTCAGGCTTGTTCTTTTGTCTTGTAACCTTGGCAGTCTTGTGCAAAAATTTGCACTTGTCCCCAAAACGGCATTTACCAGCATTATAAGCTTTGCATTCTCTTTTGAGAATGATGCACGTTTCTTCTCCAATTTGGATCTTTATATGCGTCGCAGGAACAAATTTTCGAACACGACGAAGTATTGGCCCAATTGGTGACTTTCTCTTTTGAAATCTTATCTTTTCAGAAACCACCTTTGTTATGAATGGAAATTGGTCGAAATCGACGTGGCTTAAGCCCATGGTTGTGCTTTCGTCACACTTGTCGATCCAATTCAATTTGCCTTCTAAGACGCTCAGCTTTTGGAGAGCGTCTTTGTATCTCTCATTTTCAACTTCAATGTATCTTGCGTGCTCTGCTTCCTCTTCTTTTCTAGTTTTGACATGATACACTGGATATTGGCTTCTGATTTTGATGATCAGGTTACCTTCATCGTCTTCCTCGAATTCGTCTTCTTCCAACTCGTACTCCTCTTCATTGTTAAATTCGTCAACAATTTCATCGAAGTCGTCAAATTCTTCGTCGTTGTAGGATCTAGAAACATCATAGTTTTTTTCTTCGTCAAATATGACGGTCATACTATTTGTATTCATCATTTTAATTTTAATTTCTTTATATTTTTTTTTGAATAAAATTCAACTTTTTTATTTTTTATTATACCTTTAAACCAATTTTTAAAAAATAGTCATTCATTTACTAGTTTTTAAATAGTTTTAGACTATCGATTAGAGGATCTTAGACTGTGGGCAATGTACAGAATAAGTAAAATAGCAATGATTACAATTAAAATCACAGTCGGAGATATCTCAAATACTAGCGGTGTCGTCGCTGAATTACGCACCGATTGATAAGGTGGGCGATCTTCGGACTTTTTCCATATCAATTGACACACAGGACAAGAATTAACATGAGACAGCACTTGTTCACATGGTGAGTACGCAGTGCCTGAAGAGGCGTAAAGCCGATCCGTCGAGATCTCATTGGTGAAGTCACGGGGTTTATGTAGATACGTTGGCATGTTCTTTTCTATTACAGCCATAAAAATAAGCTACCTAAGATTGTAACGCGTATACTAAAGATGATAAGATCAATTAAATTCTTTAAAGATGAAATGGATATTAAATAAATGTCAAGTGTTCAACAAATAGAACGAGAAAATTATAATTTAAATCTGCATTATGATCATCTAAGACATGTAAACGAACAATTGCATTCGTCAAAGCAAGAGAAAATTAGACTTTTAAATAAATCGGAACAATACAGCAAAAAACTCGAACAAGAAATTGCCAAGTTGAAACAAGAGTTGGCAATTATACAGTCCCGGAAATAAACTTCAAATTTCTTCCATATCTACGTAGATATGGAAAGATGCGCGTCGATACAACGCTTCGCGTTGCTGAGACGCTTCGCGTCGATACAACGCTTCGCGTTGCTGAGACGCTTCGCGTCGATACAACGCTTCGCGTTGCTGAGACGCTTCGCGTCGATACAAC